GCAGAACTCCATAACGCCATATCGTCATCACGACGATACTCATAGCCCTGCGTAACCATCGTGGTAATCAGTCCTGCCAGTGCCGGGATCGCGGTCATCGCCGGGTAAATCCGGCTTTCCATCCACTGATCAAGCTCTGAATCCGGTACCTGTGCCGGTAAAAACACCTCAATATGCAGCGTGGCCCGCCAGGTATCTGCATCCAGCTCTTCACCGGTATACTCTGCATCCGTCAGATAAACCGCGATCGCAGGAAAATCCTCTTCGTCAAAAACAACGGGGCGACCATCAAACAGCGTCGCCCCGTGTTCATGCTGCTCGAGTGCATCCAGCACTGCGGCACGAATGTCAGTGTGTTTCATCGTTTTATTGCAATCCTCAGTTGTTGTTTCAGCGCGTATGCCAGTTCTTTAGGCAGGCGTTCACGCCGGATACGGTCAACATTCTCATCAAATGCCTGTTTCAGTGGGGCCGCCATCGGGATTTTCACCACCTGAATGGGAAGGCGATTACGCTTTTTCCTTCCCTTGTCGTCATTGCCCTCCTCATATCTGGCCTGGGGAAGACGTTGCATAACATGCCAGCGCCCATTATTTAATCGCTGGATAAATGCCCGCTGATAACGATGCTGACCGGCTTTGAGTATGCTGTTCGGACGACGTCCCAGCATTCTGATCCCCAGCTTAATCACAGGGAGATCACCGCGGTTAACGATAATTCTGGCATTCGGATTTCTGACCGTCGCCCGTTTCAGTCTGGACCGTTCCTTTACCAGTTTCCGTCTCACCCTGGTTTCCCGGGCAACCTGTGACGAAGACTGATTAATCGCCGTTGTGGCCACGCGGTTAATCGTCATTGCTGAAGCCGCCGGAATGGCGTTTTTACGAACCCGGCTCAGATTATCAATCGCCTGATCAAGCCCTTTTATCGCCATAATTTCACCCTGCGTTTATCGTCGCCGGTTAACAGCGGGTGGTTGCCCACGGTTGAGCCAGAGATGACAGCTTCCACCATCATCCGGCGAAACCCGGTCTATCCAGAAGTTTTCCTCACCGATGGTCAGCGTGTCTCCACGCCGCAGTTGCCGCACATCATCAGTCCGGACAAACAGGGACGGGCTGGAGCCTTCAACGCGCACGCCCTGTCCGGCATAGCTGATATTTTCAGGGTCATCAAAAACACCACGTATTACTGCGCCGGACTGCTCACCGGATGTCATGGTGGCTGACGTTCCCATGTACCCGCGTATCGTTTCATCGGCGCGGGCAATGGCAGCATCGAACAGGTTATCGAAATCAGCCACAGCGCCTCCCGTTATTGCATTCTGGCCAGGCCGCGTTCTGTCATTTCGGCTGCCACACCGGCAGAGACACGGAACGCCGTTCCCGGCAGCACAAATGCCACAGTGTCATCCCGCGTGGCGTGAAGTGCATCAGTATGCAGCGTCACCAGTGCCACAACCGTGACCAGATCAGCCGTATCAGTCACGGTATCCGGCTGCGCTGATACAACCTCATTTTCATGTCCGGTCAGCGCATTTTCCGGGCTGATAGGGGTATCCTGATCGGCAGTGTCATCAAGCTCCTCTTCCAGCTCTGCCACACGGAGCGCCAGTTCTTCTTTCGTTCCCGTCAGGCTGACATCACGGTTCAGTTGCTCACCCAGCTCCTGAAGACGGGCAATCAGTTCATCTTTCGTCATGAACTCCTCCACAGAGAGAAAATGGCCCCGAAGGGCCACGATTACGCCAGTTGTACGGAAACGAACTCATCAGGGTCAGCCAGCAGCATCAGCGGTGCTGACTGAATCATGGTGAACTCACGCGCCGGATCGCCGGTGGTCACCCAGTTTTTCGGGTAACGGGCAGAGGCGTTAATGCCTTCGCGCTGTGCATCCGCATCCTGAATGCAGCCATAGGTGCGCAGACCGCGTGCATGAGTGTTACCCAGCACCATCGTGTTGTCCGGCAGGAAGTTCTTTTTGACGCCGTTTTCCACGTACTGTCCGGAATACACGACGATGGCCACATCGCCATACATTCCCTTATAAGACACCGCTTTGCCCAGGTCTTTTACCGCTGTCTCCAGTTCGGAATGAGAGCCGCGACGGGTATCCAGCTTCTCCCTGACGGCTTTGAAGGAACGGAACAGCGCCCAGCCTTTCGGGTCAAACACAATGATATTCACCACGCCGCTGGCGTTCAGCGCGTAGGCTTCGATATCGTCGGTCGGGTCATACGTGGACTTGTCACGCTTGCTCCACTCCGTGCCGCCGGACTGTGTGATGTTGTTCGCCGCACTGCGGCCCATATCCACCTCAACCGGATCAAAGGCTTCACCGGTCATGGTGTATTTGCCCTTAAGCACGGCAGAAACTGCCTGCATCTCTTCGACCTGAGCAATGGCCAGCTCTTCGTCACGCATGTTCTGCATGATGATGCGACGGCGGCGGTAAGCCGGGTCCGCCAGATTCTGCGGATCTTCATCCGGCAGGCGACGCAGGGTCATCTGCGGATTCACCTCATGCTTCGGCTTGACATATCCCGGCGTAAATTCAGAGGTGGAGCCGCCACGGGAACGGATAACCTCACCGGAAACAATCGGCGAAACGTACAGCGCCATGTTTACCAGTCCCGGAATTTGTGAGAGATAGACTTTCTCCGTGGTGAAGGGATAGCTCTCACGGAAAAAGAGACGCAGAAACAGCGGATCAAACTTAAATTTCTGCTCATTTGCCGCCAGCAGCTGGGCGGTTGTGTACATCGACATAAAAAAATCCCGTAAAAAAAGCCGCACAGGCGGCCTTTAGTGATGAAGGGTAAAGTTAAACGATGCTGATTGCCGTTCCGGCAAACGCGGTCCGTTTTTTCGTCTCGTCGCTGGCAGCCTCCGGCCAGAGCACATCCTCATAACGGAACGTGCCGGACTTGTAGAACGTCAGCGTGGTGCTGGTCTGGTCAGCATCAACCGCCAGAATGCCAACGGCAGCACCGTCGGTGGTGCCATCCCACGCAACCAGCTTACGGGTGGAGGTATCCAGCATCAGCGGGGTCATTGCAGGCGCTTTCGCACTCAATCCGCCGGGCGCGGTTGCCGTATGTGCCGGGTCACTGTTGCCCAGCGGCTGGTAATGGGTAAAGGTTTCTTTGCTCGTCATAAACATCCCTTACACTGGTGTGTTCAGCAAATCGTTAACGGCATCAGATGCCGGGTTACCTGCAGCCAGCGGTGCCGGTGCCCCCTGCATCAGACGATCCAGCGCAGTGTCACTGCGCGCCTGTGCACTCTGTGGTGCAGCTGCCAGAATGCGGCGGGCCGTTTCCACGGTCATACCGGGGGGTTCTGCCAGCACGCGGGCCTGTTCTTCGCGTCCGTGAGCCTCCTCACAGTTGAGGATCCCCATAATGCGGCTGTTTTCTGCCGCAACCGCTGCGGTGATCTGCGCGTTCACGTCCGGCTGCGCCGCGCTGGCGTTTTCGCCCTCCGTCGCTGGCACCACGTCAGTAACGTCAGCCTGCGAAGCAGTGGCTGAAACAGTTGTTGATTGAGTCTCTTTGGTCATTCGCCCTCCTGAGAGACGGGATTTACGCGCATCCAGTGCATCACGCATGACGGTGATCGCATCGGTGCTGTTAACAAGTTCATCAGCCAGTCCGGCATCAATGGCCTCCTGACCGCTGTACACTGCAGCCTCGGTATCCAGCACAGCCTGCACAGACAGGCCGGTATATGCCGACACCTTCTGCGCAAACATCTGGCGGGTTGCGTCCATCCGGGACTGCAGTGTCTCCCGGACGTCATCCGGAAGATGGCTGTAGGGATTGCCATCCACCTTATGGCTGCCGCTGTAAATCAGCGTGATTTCCACACCCTGTTTCTCCAGGGCAGCACCGTAATTACTGTGAGCCATCATGACGCCGATGGAGCCTGTCCGGGCGGTCTGCGTGACCAGACGCCGGGAGGCGGCACTGGCAAGCAGCTGACCTGCACTACAGTTCATGTCGTTGGCCAGCGCCCATACCGGTTTTATGTCACGCACACGGGCAATGATGTCAGCGCAGTCAAATGCCCCCGCCACCATTCCGCCTGGCGTGTCCATATCGAGCAGAATGCCGTCCACCATCGGGTCGCTGGCAGCCTGTTGCAGACGGGCGATAATGCCGTTGTAACCGGTCATCCCCGAGTACGGCTGCAGCGCCCGCGTCCGGCTGACCAGCGTGCCGGACACCGGCAGCACGGCGATGCCGTTCATGACCTGATAACTGCGGGCCTGTCGTGGTCCGTCATCATCACCGAATAATGCCAGCGTCGCGAGTGCCTCCTGGGCAGTCAGGCTGTCGCCGGACACCGCATCCGTCAGGCGGCTGATCCCAAGCTGGCCTGCAAGCGCACAAAAGAAAACCCGCGCATAGGCGGGTTCAAGCATCAGCGGCTCATTAAAAGCCATGCTGGCAATATGCGGGAGATTACGCAGCTCTGCTGTCACTCTTCTCCTCCTCTGTTGATTGTCGCAGCCCGGATTCAAATGCTGCAGCCGCCCAGGCGGGCGGTTTAAGACCGGCTGCACGGCGCTCCATCGTTTCACGGACCTGCTGGGCAAAAATTTCCTGATAGTCGTCACCGCGTTTTGCGCACTCTTTCTCGTAGGTACTCAGTCCGGCTTCTATCAGCACCACCGCTTCCTGTACTTCTTTCAGACCATCGATGGCCATACGACCGGAGCCTATCCAGTCGCAGTTCCCCCAGGCACTGCGGGCTTCCTGAAAACTGAAGCGCGCTTTTGAAGGTAACGTCACCACGCGGCGGGCGATGGCCTCTTCCAGCCAGCACAGAAACATCTGGCTCGCCTGACGGGATGCGACGAATTTTCGCCGCCCCATAAAGTGCGCCCACGACTCGTTCGCGCTGGCCCGTGCCGTGGAGTAGCTCATCTGGGCGTAATTCCGGGAAAGCTGCTCATACGAGACACCCAGTCCGGCAGCGATATACCGCAGCAGTGACTGCTCAAACACGGAGTAGCCGTTATCCGTGTCCTGAGCCGTCTGCAGGTTCAGTGAGTCACCCGGCATCAGGTGCGGCACTTTTGCGCCTCCCAGACGGACCGGTGCTGCGGCGTAATACGCGGCAATTTCACCAATCCAGCCGGTCAGCTTGTCCCGCTGCTCCTGACTGTTCACGCCCAGAATAAAATCCATCGCTGACTGCGTATCCAGCTCACTCTCAATGGTGGCGGCATACATCGCCTTCACAATGGCGCTCTGCAGCTGCGTGTTCTGCAGCGTGTCGAGCATCTTCATCTGCTCCATCACGCTGTAAAACACATTTGCACCGCGGGTCTGTCCGTCCTCCACGGGTTCAAAAACGTGAATGAACGAGGCGCGCCCGCCGGGTAACTCACGGGGCATCCATGTCCATTTCTGCGGCATCCAGCCAGGATAGCCGTCCTCGCTGACGTAATATCCCAGCGCCGCACCGCTGTCATTAATCTGCACACCGGCACGGCAGTTCCGGCTGTCGCCGGTATTGTTCGGGTTGCTGATGCGCTTCGGGCTGACCATCCGGAACTGTGTCCGGAAAAGCCGCGACGGACTGGTATCCCAGGTGGCCTGAACGAACAGTTCACCGTTAAAGGCGTGCATGGCCACACCTTCCCGAATCATCATGGTAAACGTGCGTTTTCGCTCAACGTCAATGCAGCAGCAGTCATCCTCGGCAAACTCTTTCCATGCCGCTTCAACCTCGCGGGAAAAGGCACGGGCGTCTTCCTCCCCGATGCCCAGATAGCGCCAGCTTGGGCGATGACTGAGCCGGAAAAAAGACCCGACGATATGATCCTGATGCAGCTGGATGGCGTTGGCGGCATAGCCGTTATTGCGTACCAGATCGTCTGCGCGGGCATTGCCTCGGGTAAAGTTGGGCAGCAGGGCTGCATCCACACTTTCACTCGGTGGGTTCCACGCCCGCAACTGCCCACCAAATCCGCTGCCACCGCCGTGATAACCGGCATATTCACGCAGCGATGTCATGCCGTCCGGCCCCAGAAGGGTGGGAATGGTGGGCGTTTTCATACATAAAATCCTGCAGGTCCCCTGCGTCGTTGTGTCATGCCGGTCTGCACTTCCAGCTCCGCAATGTATTTTTTCAGGTCAGACACGGAAGTGGCCGTAAACTCCACTCGCCGTCCGTCTTTCTGTACCGTTGCCACCCGTTTACCTGTCATCAGGTCATGCAGTGCCGCACGGGCAGCGGCAAGTTCTTCCTGTCGCGTCATTCATCCTCTCCGGATAAGGCACGGGCGTAATCTGCCAGTGTTTTCTTGTTGGTTGCTGCACCATCCTCTTCCTGCAGGCTCGCCAGCAGTGCACTGAGATCCAGCTGCCAGCGGGAAATACTGATGCGCAGCGCCGCCAGCGCATAAACGAAGCAGTCGAGCGCCTCATTGCGTCGCTTTTTGCTGTCCCACAGTATTTTTTTCCTGCCATCCACCCATTTTTCGACCTGCTCTTCAGCAGTCAGCTGCTGCGCTTCGGTCAGATCAAAAATATCCGGGTTATTCGGGAAGTGAACGGCACCGGGAAGCGGTTCATCCCCTTCCGGCGTCAGTGTGAAGCGGTTATAAATCTGCTCTTTCGCGGTATCCGTACCGATTTCGGTAAGGTAAACCCCGTTTTTGTTTCGCTTACGTGGCATGCTGGCCACCGGCTTTCCGTAGACGGATGCCCCTTTAATGGGGATCACCCGGAACAGCCCATGTTTTTTCGAGCGTTCATACACAATGGTCGGGTCAATCCCGCCAATATCCCAGCAGATACGGGATACCGACATTTCTGCACCATTCCGGCGGGTATAGGTTTTATTGATGGCCTCATCCACACGCAGCAGCGTCTGTTCATCGTCGTGGCGACCCATAATAATCTGCCGGTCAATCAGCCAGCTTTCCTCACCCGGCCCCCATCCCCATACGCGCATTTCGTAGCGGTCCAGCTGGGAGTCGATACCGGCAGTCAGGTAAGCCACACGGTCAGGAACGGGCGCTGAATAATGCTCTTTCCGCTCTGCCATCACTTCAGCATCCGGACGTTCGCCAATTTTCGCCTCCCACGTCTCACCGAGCGTGGTGTTCACGAAGGTTTTACGTTTTCCCGTATCCCCTTTCGTCTTCATCCAGTCTTTGACAATCTGCACCCAGGTGGTGAACGGGCTGTACGCCGTCCAGATGTGAAAGGTCACGCTGTCAGGCGGTTCAATCTCTTCACCGGATGACGAAAACCAGAGAATGCCATCACGGGTCCAGATCCCGGTCTTTTCGCAGATATAACGGGCATCAGTGAAGTCCAGCTCCTGCTGGCGGATGACGCAGGCATTATGTTCGCAGAGATAAAACACGCTGGAGGGATCATCCGGCGTCCATTTGAGGCCAAACGGCGTCTCTTTATCGCCAAATTTAAGGTACTGCTCCTCCCCGCAGTGCGGGCAGGCAACATGAAAACGCATAAAATGCGGGGATTCACTGGCTGCACGCTCAATCTGACAGGTGCCTCTCACTTTGGGCGTGGAGCCACGGATGGACTTTGGCCAGACCGAGCCTTCAATACGCTTATCGCCCAGGAACGTTGGAGAGCCTTCCTGTTCAATATCCTCATCAAAGGCAGCAAGTTCATCATAACCCGCCACATCCACTGACTTTTCACGGTAGTTTTTTGCCGCTTTACCGCCCAGGCACCAGAAGCCACGCCCATTGGTGAAACGCTTCATGGTGAGCGTGTTATCCCGGTGCTTTTTGCCATACCACGGGGCCAGCGCCAGCAGCGACGGAATATCACGAATAGTCGGCTCAACGTGGGTTTTCATAAAGTTCTCGGCATCACCATCCGTCGGCAACCAGATAAGGGTGTTGCGCTGCTTATGCTCTATGAAGTAGGCATAAACACCCAGCAGCATTTTGGAATAACCGACACGGGCAGACTTCACCACATTCACCTCACGGATGTAGTCGCTGCCCATCGCATTCATGATGGCCCGCTGAAAGGGCAGTGTTTCCCAGCGCCCTTCCTGGTATGCGGATTCTTTCGGGAGATAGTAACTGGCATCCGCCCATTCAACGGCAGTCTGTGGCTCCGGCCTGAACAGGGCTCGCAGCCCGGCGCGTACATCACGCCGCAGAATATCAATCTGACTGTTCGATATATTCACTCAGCAACCCCGGTATCAGTTCATCCAGCGCGGCTGCTTTGTTCATGGCTTTGATGATATCCCGTTTCAGGAAATCAACATGTCGGTTTTCCAGTTCCGGAAAACGCCGCTGTACCGAGAGAGGGATCCCGTCAAGAATACTGGCAATTTCACCTGCGATCCGTGACAGCACGAAAGTACAGAATGCGGTTTCCACCACCTCTGCGGAGTCTCTGGCATTCTTCAGCTCCTGTGCGTCGGCCTGCGCACGCGTAAGTCGATGGCGTTCGTACTCAATAGTCCCAGGCTGGAGATCTGCCTCACTGGCAGCCCTGTAATCCTCAACCTCTTTACGGAGTTTTTCATTTTCGATATCAGCTTCCCTCTGCGCATACCACTGAATTGCCATGGCGGTATCAAATACAGATTCAACGCCCTTACCACCTCCGGAGACACAAGGGAGTCCCTGAGACTGCCAGCGTTCAATCGTTCGCGGATCCACGTTGAAAATTTCGGCAAGTTTCTTTTTATTAACCTTCATGAAACAGTCTCACAATAAATACAGGGGCCGACATGAAAGTGCCCGAAAATGACTTTTTTAGGCGTTTTCATGTCGGACCTTTTACGGATTCGATATTAGAAAAAACAAATAGTTATGTTCGAGAAGTACCGACATGATTTTCCCCGGAAAATTTTCATAAATAGCGAAAACCCGCGAGGTCGCCGCCCCGTAACGGCCCGGATCGCCGGAAAGGACCCGCAAAAATGATAATGGTTATCATTTTCAATGTAGTCCGGTTTCTTCCACCATCGCACCGGACAGGCGACTATGAGGGGACAACGCCGCGCTCCGTTAACGCGGTAAACCCCGGTGTGTATCGTTTTTGATTATCCCCGCACACTCGCGCAGAGGAGTCTCCCGGTCGGGCTGCGGTCTCTGTTAATGCGGGGATACGGCGACAATACCGCGCATCAGCAAAACTTATTTCAGGCACTGAGTGCGGATATATTCCTGCGCCCCTTCCAGTTGCTTGTGCATCGTCATCAGCCGCTCTCTGAGGGTGAAATAATCCCGTTCAGCGGTGTCTGCCAGTCGGGGGCCGGTTGCATTATCCACGCGGGCGGTGCCGGTGGCTTCACGCACGGGACCTGGACAGGTGGCGTTGATACGCAGGCGCTTACGACCAGCGGCAACGTCAGCGCGAAGAGTTTCATTTTCAGCTCTCGCATCGGCTAATTCCCTCGAGTATTTTGCATCGAGCGCAGCAACATCACGCTGACGCATCTGCATGTCAGTAATTGCCGCGTTCGCCAGCTTCAGTTCTCTGACATTTTTGTCGCGCTGGGCTTTGTAGGTAATGGCGTTATCACGGTAATGATTCAGCCCCAGACTAAGCGCACCACAGGCCACCAGCATGACAATAATCACCACACACAGAACACGGTTCATATCACCACCAACGGATTGCCCAGACCAGAACAGCAATGGCCACAATACGAATGGCAAATGCCATTGCCCGAATAAGTTCAGCACTCATCTTTTTAAAGTTCACGATTTCAGCGCAATGACCAGTTTTGCCAGCCCATACAGCATCGGAGACACAGCAATACCAACAGCCACCCACTTAATAGCAAAAGCCAGCGCTCTGCTGATGTCATCAGTCACTGTCACCCCAGCAGCCCCGACGAAGACAACATCACCCAGGCGAGGGACAGAAAAAGAGCAACCAGCATTAGTGAAAATGAAATACCGACAATCACACACAGGACCTTTGCCGGCGTTATGAGTTTGTCTGACATAGCTACCCCTTAATTGCCACAATTAACTGGGATACTACCCATAAAAAAGGGATGCTCCAGACCAGCAAAAATTTCCAGTTTGGTAATTGACTAATCATGAGTCGCAACTCCCTAATCAGTTTGCTAAAATCAATCAAGGCAGCCTCCCATAGCTTACTGCCATAAAAACAAAACCCCGCTTGCTGCCAACAAACGGGGTTTTTACTTTTATTCACTTACATTTTGCCAGTTCGCAGGATTTCGTGTTATCCGTCCGCCTTGGCCAACGTCATTGATTAGCAAAATATTCTGCTTATCTGTCGATTCCCCAGCACGCCAGCGCGCTCTCCTGGTCACGACGGGATACCTGACCGTAACAGTTATTTGAGCGAATACGGCAGTCTCTGCCACCGTCCTTAATCCACCAGCGAATCGCCTCACACGCTCCCCTGCGATCACCTGCATTAATTCGTTTATAAAACGTCGACGGAAAACACTTACCGGGGCCAATGTTGTACGGACAGAATGACGCGATCCCCGCTTTCTGGGGTTCACTCAATGGCACTCTGATGTTTTTCTCCACCCATGCCAGCGCCTTATCACGCTCAATGGCGTTAACCCGGTCGCATTTTTCCTTCGACAACTTCATGCCCGGAACGACAGGTTTGCCATCCACCAGGATGGCACCGCGGCAGATGGTCCAGATACCCGCGCCATCACGGTATGCCGTGGTGTGGTTACCTTCCTTTTCATCCAGAAACTGGTCGAGAATGTCAGGCGCAGGCGCACCAGCGGCAATCAGCGCCAGAACGGCAGCCGACAGGCCGTATCTGATTTTTGCGTTCATGGATATTTATCAGGATTTATCGGTTTCTGAGCCCTGGATATGTTTATCAGTTCCAGCCTGTTGCCTCAGGCTGCTAACAGGTCAATACAATCATGAGGATTATTTATGGACAATAACACCATTTCTCTACAGGAGTTGCTCGACAGCATTTCCAGGCTTCGGGAAGACGTGAATACCCTTACCGTCGCCTTCTCATATCTGGCATTCTCAATTCCAAGGGAACAGATGCAATCAACGCTGGCATCAATCCAGTTTGAATCATGCAATCCCAAATGGTCTCAGGAACAACAAGACTCTTTCAGGCGGCTTGCTGTATTACTGGATGAAAAATATGCTGGTAAAATTACCATTTCGGCGGACTCTTCAGAGAACCCGTAATTATTCCCGGTAGTTTTCCTCTGTAGGTTATCAACACATCCTGCGCCTCTAAAATTACGGGGCGCTTTTCCGGCGACTGCTCATCCCCTTCACATAACCCGGCAGCAACATCCAGGAAGACCTGTCTGATGCTCCTTCTGGCTGCTGCCTCATAAAACTCCAGCGCGGCACCTTCAACACGGTCCAGCGAGATGTCCAGGTCAAAAATTTCACCGTCAAAGCGTTTTTTGTCCCGTAACGCTAAAGTTACCGTAACTTTATTCTCAAAATTGCGGATCCCTTTCACAATCAGTTCATAGTTTTGAGTCATTGAATTACTCTCCCCGTGCAGCCTTACGACGGTCCTCTCTGATTTTGAAATACAGGTTAGTCAGATATGTCAGCAGCCCAAACAGCAGACTCCCCAGCACGCCTATTGCCGCCCACTGAGACGGGGAAACCCTGTCCAGCAACTGCAGGAACCAGTAGCCCGTTCCCACCGCTGACGTGGTGTATGACACACCTGTTGTGATTTTTTCCATCTGGTACATACCCCGTCTCCCGTTATCCGGAAGCTGACAACAATAAAAAAAGCCACCAGTTAAGTACTGATGGCTCTGATAACTCATGCAGGCATCTCAGACGACCCACTGACACTACCGGTGAGTTTAACGATACCTTCCATTTGACTGGCTCACTTTTTATGATGATGCTGGTGCATTTATCTCCAGCACCAGACTTTCTATCTCAACGCCATACGCTGCATTTTTGGTAATATCCGTCAGCGTCAGCGCATTCAGCCCCAGTGTCAGACTGTCTTTTATGACCTGGAATGCCGGGCCAGCCACTCCATTCAGTTTCGGAGTAACCGTGGCACTGCCGGCGGTGAACACCAGCTCCAGCGTCTGCCAGTCGTTACTGTAATTCCCGAACTCGCCCAACTTTGTGTTTCCTGCTTTCCTGTGATGCATCAGATTCAGTTTGCCGTCTGTGGTCTGGGTGAAGAACGACATCAGGAACGGGTTACCAGTCCCGGTCATCGCCACGACGTCAGGTAACGCTACATCGGTATACAGATAAATTCCCAGACCGAACTGGTTGTTGGTCAGTGCGCCTGACAGTCGAAACTTACAGCTCAGTCTGCCACCCCGTGTCAGCAGGGAGACTGCGTCATCCACCGGATGCATCAGGGACCAGGTTTTATTGCTCTGCTTGGTAACCTTAAACACACCATCTTCCAGCGCAACACTGCCGCCGGTGATGGTC